GACGACTATCCGCAGCATCGACGCAGTTAAGATCCGCTATGTCGCCGGGTACGGAATCCATGCCTCGGACGTTCCGGCTAACGTCCGCGACGCCATCATGTTGTACTGCGCGTACCGCAATGAGAACCGGGCCGCAGAAACCGAAGCAGCGCCGCCGCAGTTCTACAATTTACTGAACCAGGATCGTCTATACCTATGACGCGCGGGATCTGCTATATCGCTTTCGGCGAGGAATACGATAAACTTGCCGCACATACCGTCGCCTATTCGGCGCGGTTTGTTTCGTGCGGGATCACCGTAATTTCGAATTTAAAAAACAGGTGCTCTGCCTGGGAAGATGTGCCGCATGTAAATTTTATATACCTCGACATGCCGACCGACGAAAATCGCCGGGCAAAAATTGAGCTTTATAAATATACACCCTATGACGAAACAATATACCTCGACGTCGACGCGGTGGTCCAGCGTACCGGAATAGAGGCCGCATTTTCCGGGCTTTCCGATTCCGATATTGTTTTCCAGCATCATTCGCTTTGGTCCGAAGGTAAAAAATACTATAGAATCTATCGAGAAACCGCTCGGAAATTTGGCCTCGGGCTTCCGCTGCGGGTGCGCCTCGGGGGCTTTTGGGCTTTCCGCAAGTCGCAGGAAACGATAATGTTTTTCGAGCAATGGCTCGATAACTGGATCGCTACCGGCTTCGGCCGCGATATGCCGGCGATGTGTTGCGCAATCAAACAAACCGGGATCCGGCACTGGCTACTATACAAGAAGGTCGATAAACTGTTTTCTTTCGGAGACTGCCCCGATTGCGTCGTCGTCCATCGCGTCGGCCGGGATGATCTAAACCGCTTCGGCATCGAGGCGCATAAGCAGAATAAGCCGTTCGACGCCGGCCGCCGGGAAAACTGGGATATGGTTTATTTTAACGAATCCGACGACCTTATTGAAAATGATCCATGGATTAAGAAGAAATTTGACCGGGTTAAAAGGATCTCCGAGAATAATAAATATATTTCTGATTACCTACCGGAGATCCAGCGCGGCGGGCTGCGGGTCCTCGACATCGCTACCGGCCCAGGGGAATTCATGGAGCTTGCGACCGCGGCGGGGTGCTCCTGTCTCGGGGTCGAAATCACGGCCCCGGCTGCCGGAAACCATAACGCCGATAAATATTTAAGGTTCTCACGGCTCAAACATCTTGAAAAAAATCTGAATGTATTATATGCTGATATTAATGAGATTATGCTGACCGGCGACGAAACAATCGACTCTCAAAAATGGGACGTCATCAACTGCAAACATGCAATTAATTTTTTCTCGGCCGGCGGATTCGATTTTAAGATGGTCGACGGAACATATAAAAATACCGGATCTTGGGTTTTCGGGTCGGATTTAGATGCCTGGTTCAAGCGGTTTTTATCATGGAGCTTGGGGCATTTAAGCCCGGGCGGAATACTGATGATCGGGGCGCTGCTGTCGGAAAATCTCTCGACGTTTTCGGTTTGGTTTCAGCACCTGGCGAAGAGTTCCGGGTTCACGGTCGAGAAGGTCGGCCGGGATCTTAATTTCAAATTGAGGGCCTCGAAATGAGTTATTTTGAAAGAGAGGTCCGAAAAACCCAGGCCAGCCAGGCGCAGCACTATATTTATATTCAAACTAAAACCGCAACCACCGACGAAGAGGGCGGATTTTCAGAAAACTGGCAAAGCGGAAACGCGATACCTGCCGCAATTTCTCCTATTCAAGCGCGGCAGGTTTTTCAATACAAGTCCGTCAACGTCGACGCGACGCATTTAATAAAGGTCCGGGGCCGGACAACTGTTTCAGAAAAAGACCGGATTCTATACGGCATTCGGGTATTTGAGATTCTCACAATTGAGAATATCCAGGAGCGGGATTTCGTCAAGGTTATTACCTGCATGGAAAAACGCTGAATACGTGTAAGGTAACCAGGAGCCGCTAATTATGAGCTACGTTTCATACATACCTAAAGTAATCAAGGCCCTCGACGATAGCCAGGAAAAGCTATTGGATCGGGCCGCGGTGCATATGAAAAAAGCTGTACGGGATAAAATAAAGAATCGCGGCACCTCCCGACCTGGCGAGCCTCCGGCGCGGGCCTCGGGTCAGCTCTTAAAAGGCGTTAAAATCGGGCGGCGTGGTCGCGATGTTAATAATTCATATCGTATTGTCGGAATGGGTCCGCCGGCGCATCATGCGCACCTTCTTGAATTCGGAACGGTGCCTCGAACCGTTAAAAATTATCTCGGCAAAAAAGGCGTCGCGGTTCAATCTGGCCGGGTCCTACCGCGGCCGTTTATGCGGCCGGCTTTCGAGGAAAATGTCGACGCCGTCGAAGCTATTTTAAATAAGGCCTGGATCTGATGTTTGAAAAAGCATTATTGAATATTTTACAGAATGATCCGGAGCTTTCCGAAACCGTTTCGACCTACGGATCAGGGAGCCGGCCGAGTATCTTTTCGGACTTTGCGCCGGAGGGGGCCGAGCTGCCGTATATTGTTTTCCGGATCACTTATGTGAATCAGCTCGATACCGTTGTACATCGGTTTTCGGTCATGGCGGATTATTTTGATTATCAGAAATCAGCCGTCGCGGCCAGGTCCGCCGCTTTCCGCATCCAGTATCTTCTCGACCGCAGGAAGTTTGAATCAGATAGATACGGAGCGATCCGCCTTTTCCATTTCGGTGGCGGGATGGTTGTCGAAGATGACCCGCGCGCGATACATTACAACATTGAATTTGATGGCCGCGCCGGGCGCAAAGCCTGGGGACGGCACAATATAACGACTTACGGGGAATAAACTTTTTCAAAAAGGGGGCATAATATGCCGCGTTATCATGGAGTAAACGAAAACACATACCGGAAATTTGTTATCGATTCCGGCGAGGTTCGCCTCGGCTACACGAATGAGAGCAGCAGGGGAACGCGCCTCGGCGCAACCCGCGGCGGGTCCTCGCTCACCATCGAGCAGGAAATTAAGATCATGGAAGTTGACGGCGCAAAAGGGCCGGTTAAAGGCGGCCGCCGGATCGTGAAATCTTCCGCGAAAATGGAAGTCAATTTTATTGAATTCAGCACCGACCTTCTCACAATGGCGCTTCCCGGATCAACGACCGACGATTTCGGTTCTCCGGTTACCCATACCAGCATTCAGCGCGCGCTGCAGATTGCTGCCACCGATTACCATGATTCCATTGCCCTCATAGGAGAGGTTTCCGGCTCCGGGGATCCGATCGTCATTATCCTTTCGAACGTCCTCGCCGATGGCAATTTCGAGATCGCCGCAGCTGACAACGACGAAACGGTTCTGAAAATCCAGTTTACCGCTCACTTTGATCCGAGCGATCTTGATACAGAACCCTGGGAGATCCGTTTCCCGCAGGACGTTTTGACAACTGAAGGAGCGTAATACAATGCACCCCACTGCAAAAATACGCGAATTGAAGCGCAAAGACCGGCGGATCCTCGCCGAAATGATCCGCAAACTGGCGGACAAGATCGGCGATAAATCGCTGCTGAATTTGATGGTTACGGACTCCGAGGCCTCGGCTTCGGATCCGGCCGCCGTCGGGAAAAAGGATCAGTTTTCTAAAATCGGAATTGAGATCGTAAAGCTGTTAATCGAAACCCTGGAAACCGATGTTTCGGCATGGTTCGCGGATCTCCTCGGCGTCACCGTCGAGCAGTTCGACGAAATGCCTTTCGACGTCGAGCTGCAGATCATCGATCAATTGATAAGCGCGGAGGAATCTAACCGTTTTTTTACTACTGCCTCGCAGCTGTCCAGCAGGATGAGGGAGTCCGCGGCCAGGTTGTCGGGGCGGAAAACGACGTAAGGTTCTACCTTCGGCGACATGATTTCGATGAGGTTTCATTTTCAGAGTTTCTGTTTTACTCGGATTACCTGGACCGGCAAAAGGCCGAGCGCCGCCGCGACGAATTAACCGCGGCGGCGTTCGGGGCGTACTTACAAGGGGCCGGAAAAGATAAGGCATGGACGACGTACCTGCAAAGCATAGGCCTCGCCGATAAACCGAAGCCGGCGACAAAAGAGCAGAAGAAAAAAATAGTTGAGAAAAGCCGGTCCATCGCCGAGCGTATTATGCGGATGGACCGGGCAGCCGCGAAAAGGAAAAAATAGATGGCAGCAGAAATTTTTAAACTTTTCGGAACTATCGCGGTCAACGGCCTCGAGGGCGTTAAAACCAAATTGAAGGACTTGGATAAACAAGTCGCCTCGATGGATAAGGCCCTGACAAAGTTCGGCCGGCAAAGTGTCAAAGTAGGGACCTCTTTTTCTAAAAGTTTCTCAGCCCCCATTGCCGCAGCAGGGGCCGGAATTATTGCCCTGGCTGTAAAAACCGGGGAATTCTCCAGCGAAATTTTAAAGCTCGAAGCGACTACCGGATTGACTACGGACACCTTGCAGCAGTTTCGGGCAGTGGCTAAGGCTACCGATGTTTCTTTCGAGGGACTTGTCGGTTCAGTGGTGAAGCTCACCGGGAAAATGGGCGGGATAATTGACGAAGGTGGAAACGCGTTCGAGGCGTTTAAGTCGCTCGGGATTTCAGTAAAAGATTCATCCGGCCATATTCGCGATATGAATGAGCTTTTTCCGGAAACGATTCGAGCGCTGCAGGCCATGGACAACCCGGCCGAGAGAAACGCGTTCGCGGTTCAAATTTTCGGGAAAAGTTTAAAGGACCTGGCGCCAGTTCTCGGGATGAGTACGGATAAATTCGACGCTATTTTCGAGGCATCGAAAAAAGGAATAATTTCCCGCGACGGTCTAGTCACTGCGCAAGAATTTAAAATACAGATTGCCGCGGTCCAGGGAAAAATAATTTCGATGTGGCGCTCCGTCGCCATTGACTTAATCCCGGTTTTGAGGGACGTACTTTTCCCCATCATTCAGCAGAAAATAATACCAGGCATCCAGGCCATGGCCTCGGCGCTCCGCGATGGCGTTGCCTGGTTTAAGTCGCTTGACGCCTCCACAAGAAATATAATTATCGGAACGGCCTCATTTATTGCGGTCCTCGGGCCGGCTATTCTGATAATGGGGAAAACGATTCTCGTAATAAAAGAGATCGCGACCGCTTACATTTTGGCGAAAACTGCATCTATGGACCTCGCCGCGGCAATGGTCGCGAATCCGTTCACGCTTTGGATAACCGGCGCGGCGCTCCTCGGGTCCGGGCTGGCGCTCCTTGTCGGCGAGATGAACCGAGTAAAAGCCGCCGCCGTCGACGCGTCAAAAGTCGAAGGGCTGAAAAAAGGTATCGAGGGCCTTAATAAAGAATTTAAAACCTTTGGATTTTTAAATATAGCCGGGGCGCAGGCGGCGACGGATAACTCTACCGCGATTTCTGACCTCGCCGGCCTCGCGCGGGAGCTTGGTTTCTCTTTTAATGAGGCGAACGGATCCGAGGCCGAGCAGCTCCAAAAACTGGGCGAAATACTTAAAGCAACGAACAGCCTCGCCGAGGCGACCGATAAATTTAATAAGATTAAAGCGGCCGGAAAAGCGAAACCTAGGGCCGGCGGGGCTGGCTCTGCCGATGAGGACGCGATCAAGCGCCGGCAAAAGCTCGAATCAGAATACGCGGATCAACGGGCCTCGGTCGAGTTGGATGAGCTGGCCCAGCTCGACAGAAAATATAAATTGGAATTGGCAGCGGCGCAGGCCGCCGGCGCCTCTACAGTGGACCTCACTGCCGCGTATTACATGCAGCGGGAGGAGATAATTTCCTCCAGCCTTGAGAAGTCGCTGGCAATGGTAGAGGAAACCGTTAAAAAAGAGAACGACGCCCGCGACGCGATAAACGAGGATTTCAAACAAAAACTTTTACAGCAGACCGGCGACCAGGTTCGGATCCTCGAGGCTGAAAAAGCCGAGGCGATTCGGATCGCGAAATCAAAAGGAGCCGACGTTGCCGCTGTTGAAAAATATTACATTAACGAGATCCAGGCTGCAAAAGATGAAGCCGCAGAAAAAGATAAGGATCGAACATCCGGAATAATTTCCAATACTGTAAATGCCCTTGCGGCGCTCGGGCAGGGGATTTCCGATATCTTTATGATGGCAACCGATAATAAAATGCTTGCCCTCGATAACTGGGAAAAATCCGAGCGGCAGGCCATAGAAGACAGTATCGGATCCGAGGCCGTGAAGAAGCAAAAGTTTGAAGAACTGGACAAAGCCGCCGCTGATAAGCGCACCGAACTGCAGCGGCAGGCAGCAAAAGAGAACAAAGCCGCGGCGATTTTTGATTCCATCATCGGAACGGCCCAGGCTGTTGTCCAGGCGCTTTCGCTTCCGGTGCCGTTCAACTTCATCATGGCCGGAAGCATCGGCGCAATGGGTGCCGCTAAAACCGCAATGATTATGGCACAGCCGTTACCAATGGCCGAGGGCGGAATAGTTGAAGGCGGCCAGGGCGGAATACAGGCCCTTGTCGGCGAGGGCCGGGAATCTGAGCTCGTCCTGCCGATGGAAACCGGCGTCGCAATGCTCGCCAGGAATTTAAGAGATTCCTTTTCCGGGATGCTGCCGGCCATGACTCCGGCCGCTGCAGGTGCCGGCGCTGCCGGAGCCATACACTTTCATATCGGAACACTGATCGCTGACGATCGAGGAATCAAAGAACTAGAGCGCCGGCAGTTACAATTCCGGATATCTGAAGAACAGCGGAAGGGCAATAAATGACGGCAAAACGCGGTGACATATACCTGGGGCTCTTAGGACAAGAAGAAAAAGTTTCGGCTTTCGGCCGGACCTTGACTATTACGGACGAGATATTGAGCCGGGAGGAACGGACGGCCTCGGGGCGCCTGGTTCGGGATATTATCGCAACAAAGAAAACTTTTTCCCTTTCTTACGAAGTTATTTCCGGAGACGACTTGGCGCAGTTTCTTGATTTTTATGATCTCAATTCCGAGTTATCGCTTTTGATTTTCACCGAATCGAACGCGACGACGACGACCCCGGAACCGCCCGAAAACTAT